TTTTACCTTTGTCGCCTGGAGCTGGTTTGTAAGAGTCTGGGTCGTCATCTGGTTTGTCTGCTCCTTTTGCAAAAAATCTTGCTCTTGAAACAGCAGTAGACTTTGCCATGTCCTTACCACTAGCACCCTTCGCATAATACTTTGCAGGCTGTGTTCCCTTTACATCTCCAACTTCACCTTTTGCTTGTTTTACTTTTGTAATCTTCTTTTGTTCAACAACTATCTCATGCAACCACGCTTTATGAACTTTACCCTCGCTATCATTAAACGCAACATAGTTAGTTCCCTTACGAATTATCTTTCCCTCTACACCATTTGCTTCTATCAAATCGTTTATATTCCAAATTTTTCCTGTGAGGTACATATCTCTGAGTGACTCAAAGTCTGTCATCTCTCCCATATCTCTTTCCTCACGAATACCCATGTATTTTCTTATATCTAGATAAAGTTTCTTTCCATCTCTAAACCCACTTGGTAGTCCTTGACTAAATGAATCAAAGTCACCATTAGATGCAGCTGCTCTCATCTTTGATGCAGACATTCCTGTTACACCCTCTGCATCTGGGTCACGCTCTCCAGCAGATACAACATCAATCGTATTAAAATCGTAGAAACCATGTCGTTTACCACCAACACCATTATATGTTGAGAGTAGAGTTTGAAACTCTTTTACTCTATCAGAACCAGCAACCATAATTAAATCTTTAAAACCTTCATCATAAAGTTTTACTGCGATGTTAATTGCTGTTCTTGCATCTTTGTCTGCAACTATATTTCTTGCATACTTTGAAAACATCTTTCTCATGTATGCAATCTTGAGAGTAAATGGTAATGGGTCTTTCTTTTGATTTTGTGAATAAGATGGATAGATACGAAATGGATTAGAACCAGCCACAGATGCAACTTTCTGTATTAGTTTTTCGTGTCCAGTTGTGGGTGGATTAAATCTACCAAAGGTAAATACCACAGTCCCTTTCTGTTCAACAAGTTCTAAAAATTTTCTCATTTGTCCCATGCCTTTATTGCAGTGAAGTTGTTAAACGAAAATTCCATTCGGTCTACAAGTTTGACCGCTGTACCACCAACTCTATCAATCGCAACGTACCCCTCTGGGTTTGTCACTTCAAATCCATTATCGGTTTTGATGAACGTATCCGTCAAACCCTTAACACTATTTAGTTTTTTTACTATCTGCATTTTTGCATCAACTATTAAATTCTGAAAAGTCAATATCTGTGTTAGGTTGTTAACGTGTTTTCTAACTTCTCTTACATACTCTTTTTGTATCTTTGTGTATTTGTCTTTTCCAGCGACACTTTTTAATTTGTCTATTTGTTTCTGCACTGACATCTCGACCCACTTAACATATCCTTGTGCGTGTTGTTTTGGGTTTTTAATTATTTCACCACCACGAACTTTACTGTTGTTATATGTTTTGAGTGATGCACCAGACAACGCACCTGTCATACTATCCTGTAGATTAAGAAACTTTTTTAACATAGTAGAATTTACTTTTCTAAATGTAAAACCAGCCTGTGATAGTATTTTAGTAATTGCATCTGTTTCTGTTTGTGTAAATGTTGCTTTTCCAGATACGTCTTTGTATGTTGCATCGTCCATCCACACACTAGATGGTTCACTTAATCCAGATATGTTTACACCAAAAGATGCTTTCATGTCCTGTAGTGCAGAACCAGTATAGGTGGTATGCCACACAACACCTATTTTAGATTTTTTCATTGCCTTACCAAGATCGCTATCAGTAGACACAGCGTAAACAATAGTATTAGGCTGGAAAGTGTAATACGATATCCCATCAATAGTTTCTGTCGAAAGGTCTTTTGAGGTGTACATGAGGTCACCTTGTAAGACTCCTGTGATTCCAAGTTTTGAGAACTCTGCGAGTGCAACTTTGAATTTTTCATTTAAATCTCCAGACAAGTCTGCATCTATCTCTGCGTTTGTCTTATATAACTTTGGACTTACATTAAATACTGATTTCTTTGCAACAAAAAACTTACTGTCTTCTGGGTCAATACCAGCAAATATTGCAGGCGCACCATCCCATTTGACTGTCATGTTGATTGATGACCTTGCACCACCAGACAACATATCTCTCAGTGATTGTATAAAGTTGATTGAAGCTCTACCACCATCAATACCATAGTTGAGTATTTCATCCTCTATGTGTTCTAGGTGTAGGTTCTTACCACCCTTATCTTCGTTTAATTGTTTGAAACTAATCATACTTTAAAACTCACTTTGGGTTTTACTTTAACATCTACATCTAATTCAAAATAGTTTAGTATTTTATCAATACCGCCTTTTAAAATTTCTTTTGCAACTTTTACAATTTGTTTTATTTTTTCAATTAAGAATTTAAAAAGACCCATAAGTTTTTCTTTTGCTGTTGTATATATTTTTTTCAAAGTATCTTTAAATTTAAACTCGTTTATCATACCCTCTGATAACATTTGTCTGTTTTGTTGAATTTCCTCTGTTGCTTTTGCAGCTATATTACCTTCTGCATCTAAATAAGTTTTAACCTCGAATTTTAGAGCTTGCCAAAAAGAATATCCTGCTTTTTGTCCATCTGCTTTATATGAAGCTGATTTCAAAGTTGTGTCCATTTTCATTTTAGATGCAGTTTCAGATATAAGTTTATTATCTATTTTTGTCCACCTCATTCTATCCATTCTATAATCCCATATTAACATATGAGTTGCCTCACCTGTAGGATCACAACTCGCTCTATCTGGAAACGCTTTACCACCAAATTTTTCATAACCTGTCATTGCTTCCCTACAAAATGCATCTGATACTTCTTTACTATTAAAAGCTTTACTAAAGGTAGCAATTATTTCTTTTTTGGTCTGTTCTTGTTTATCAACTATTTTTTTTGCATCTTCGTTACCAGATTTTTTAGCATCGGCTACAGACATTTTTTTAAGAACAGTTGAATTAATCTCTGCTCCTATTGTTCTTGTACTTTCAGCAAAGTTTTCAACTTGACCAATGAGCGCTTTCCTTACTTCATTATTTGCTTTTGTTGTTTGTAATGCAGATAGAACTGTTGCCTTTGCTTCTTTTTTTTCACCAGACATTAATAGTGCAGCTGGGCCTTTAACTGATGTTTGAAAAGAACCAACATTAATATCTGCTTTAGATGTATCTACACCACCTCTCTTTTCACTCATTTCAAGCCAAGCTTCTGAAACTTTCTTTTTACTTTGTCCAGCTCCAGCATCAACTTTATTACTACCTAGTGATTTTTTACAAGCTTGAGAAAATTTCCATAGTATATCTAATTTTTCTCTTTCAGTTTTACCCTTAGTTGCGAAAGCATTTTTTCCTGCTGAACCACTCATTGAGTCTGCAAGTGGTAAAAACTGTGATACATAAGATTGTTTTAATATTTCTTTTTTAAAAACATTTTGGCTTTTTCCAGATAAATTAGCACAATCAGCAATAACTCCTTCAAACAAAGTTGAGGCAGTTGATTTTGCTTCAGATAAAAAACTTTGCACCTTTTCTACAGGTGGTGTGTAAGACTCTTTTATAGGTCTTAATTTGCGAACATGAGCTCTGATTGACATAACACTTTCCCATCTGAATATAGTTTTCTATTATTTATTATACTTTTAACTTAGAGAAGTCAAGGTTTTTTTTACCAAAAGATGTTTTATCAAATAATGGTTCATCATCTTGTCCATCATCAACTAGTGTCTGTTCTTCACTGGCTGCATCACTTAATCGCATTTTTGCACGATCAATATTCAATACAAATCGTTTATGCATTGTTGGGTCATTGTATCTGTTCTTCAACTGTTTTACTGCAATCTGTCCTAAATCTTCAAGTTCCTCTGTCGATATCAACGCAAACATCAAGTCAGCAGTTGCAGGCAAACCGAAAGACTCTGATGTATCTTCAAGACCGATATCACTTGACACGAAACCAGACCTAGTAGTTTGAGTTGCAGACATGATAGGAACATTAGTTTCTACTGCAAGACCACGCAGTTCTTCTGCAATCGACTTGACCAGAGTATATGAGTTGATATTCGCACCACCTTTGAATCTAGATGATGCACAGATGTTTAGATAATCAATAAAAATAATATCTGGTCTAAATGACTTCTTGATTGCAAGCTCTTTAATTAGACCACGAAAGTGATTACTGTTTGCAGATGCAGTTGGATATTCTTTGACTATGAGTTTACCAGATGTCTTTTCTATTATCTTTGCAATCT